ATTTTTTAAAGTTCCTATGCTTTATGCTCTTAATACGCTCTAGGAAGCTCTCTGAGAGATTATCTTTATTGTCTAGGTATGTACTATGGATATAACATACATTGTCTTTAACGCCATTAAAACCTGCTTCAACGCCTTTATCTTGAAAAAACCTATTGTAAATCCAATGCTCTTTAGTAACAGGATTTAATATTAAGATTACTCTGTTCTGTATATTCTTTTCTCTAATACTTAAATCAATAGTGTCAAAGATATTCTCGTCTATTAATTCTTCAGCTTCATCAAGCACCCAATTAGAAACTCCTGTTAATGATTTAAGGCTAGCTGTCTGATTCCCTGCTGAAGTCTTGATACCTCTAAATAGAATGTCTGATTTGTTCTTTAGATTTACAACCTCTGCTTTATTTACACTAAATATATTCTCATATCCAAGCAGTCCTATCTTTTCTAAGAACTCAGGAATGATTGATAAGTGAGCTGATACCATTGTATATCTTGTAAACAATACTCTAATATCTTTAGACATTGTTAGTAGTGTTAGAAATACTGTAACAGCAAAAGACTTACCAGAACCTCTACCTCCTGTTATAATAAAGTATCTAGCATCCGATTGAAATAAAGGATTATATTTTTCGTTAAGATTCAGTTTTAACAAAGTTTATTAATGGCATATTAAGACTTTCTTCATTTGAAGTAACATCTACTCTTTGCTGTGGTTTACCATAGAAGTATTCAAAGAATAACTTAACAGCCCATTGTTCCTTTTTCTCTAATCCTTTTTTTAATGACTCTAAAGCCATACCATTCATAGGTGTTAGATTCTCTATTAGCTTTTGTTCTTCTGCTTTTGCTTTTCTTCCTGCTCCTGCTCTTTTTCCTCCGTGTGTCATTTTGAAAAAATTTGATTAATCAAGTTGTATTATATAATAGAAATAATTGTTATTTATTTAAAACATAGTTAGTTGCTGCTTATGTTTTTCTATTCTTTTCATAGCTGCGTCAAAATATTCTTTATCTAATTCACAAGCTGTTAAATCATATTTTAGATTATGACAGGCTATTGCAATACTTCCACTCCCCAAATGAGTATCTAATATCTTATCTCCTTCTTTTGCGTAATTCATTAAAAGCCATTCATAAAGTTTTACGGGTTTTTGTGTTGGATGTATCAAACCACCTGTATCTTTACAATGAGAACCTAACCACAACAACGAAAACTTCTTTACTGTTTTTGTGTAATTAGACCACGCTAGTTCACAATCAGCATATGGATTTTTTCCATTCATCTTATCCCATACTATAATAGCGTTTGATGGTTCTAAATAATCTATAAAATAGTTAAAACCCCATATTATCTGATGTTTAGATACTCTTTTTAATTCATTAAAATATGCTTTAGTTGGTCTTACATCCCATTTATCATCTTTACTTGAAAATTTACGAGTATTAGGTGAACCAAAACCATTATCACCTCTTGTTGGTCTTTTGCCATAAGGAGGGTCTACTATTGCTAAGTCAAAGTGATTATCTTCATATCTTGACATTAACTCCATATTACATTCGTTAGTTATATTCATTTGGTAGCATTAATCTTATTCCTAGTTCTGTTAAAGCCCATATTCTTATTTGGTCTGCATATACTTCAAAATCTTTAGTGTTTAGTCTTGCTGTACTTTTAACTGTTTGTAGTCCTATCTGTTTGTCGTTTATCTCTATGCTTTGCCATTCACTTGAAAACTTAACCTTTAGACAATCGTGCATTTCGTCAGGAAAGTAGCCAAGCTCTTGACCTAATGGTTGTACTATACAAGCCCAATAGTAATTGTTCTGCATATTGCTTCTGTTGTTTCTTTGTTTCTTTACGCTTACAATATAATCACTATCAAGTTCTTTTAAGTAATTAAACAGATTCTGTTTGTCTTGATTATTGTTTATAGCAAAGTTCATTAATCAAATGATTCGTTTATACCTCTTTCACCTACTAGCTTTTCTTTAGCTCCTGCCCATAGTTTATCTCTATTCTTACTTAGACTAGGTTCTGTACGTCTAAGACTAGGCATTCCTTCTTCTGGCTTAGAATCCATATAAAGTCCACAACTACATTTAGCTTCTTTTGCCACCCATTTACCATCTCTTAAAACAATTGTAGCTTTATTTATTTCCTTCTCTTCTTTTCCGCAATTGCATTTATATAGTGTCATTGTGCTAGACCTCCTGATTTAGTGTCGCTTTTAACATATAGTTTATCAAGCTCGAAGTGTAAGTGGTTTATTGCTTTCTGTATATCTTGTTCAGCAGGATTACCTTCTTTCTTTCCCGCTCTTAGTAGGTAGCTTACAGCCGTTCCTACATTGTAAGATAGGCTAAAGTCCTCTACTACTTTTCTAGCTGAGTAACCATACTTAGTTCCTGAGTAGTAACTCGGTTCTGTTGTTTTCTTATAATCTATCGGCATCTTTCATTTTTTTTAAGTTATTATATAATCGTTCCGTATTCTTCTTTTTGGTTCTATGTTCTATGTATAGCAATATTATAGCAATTAATGCTAACAGTAAAAATAGTATTAGTTCTATTATCATTTTTCTAGAAGTTTTAGTAATTGTTGGCTAGTATAGATTCTATCATCGCCTGAATAATTTTCGTATATACAAGTAAAGTTTTCTCCTTCCTCTTCATCGTGCTTCCAAGTCCATAGACTTCTTACATTTTTTTTGATATGAAACCTTAGAACTGATTTGATTGTTTTGTATTGTTTTTTTAACTCGGCCATATTGTAATTAATTTATTCATTGTATTTCTTATATAGTTTTTTTATTCCATCAAAGCAAGTTGATATACAAGAACCGCAATTGGTATTGTTATTGTAGTTAGTATTATATATTACATTGTAAAGTTCTATCATTCTTTTTTTAGCTGCTATGTCTTTTGCTCTTCCTGTCTTTAAATCATCCCAAATATCTAATATTTCATCTATCAAGTGTTGAGGTAAATCATCAGGAGCAGTAACTTCTGTAGTTTTATCCCAGAACTTCTGTGGACAAGATGCAGGAGCAAGACGTGCCTTCAGCTTCATAAAACATAGACACCGCTTACAGTTTCCTGTAGGCTTAAAAAAATACACACATTCCCTACAGATTGCAAGACGTTCTTCATATATTTCGTCAGATACAAAAAACTTATTCATAGTAATCTTAATTGAGATTTATGCTGCTCTATTCTTTTCATAGCAGATTGATAATATTCTTTGTCTAATTCACAAGCAGTTAAATCAAATCCTAAGTTATGAGAAGCAATAGCTATTGAGCCACTTCCAAGATGTGTGTCTAAAATCTTATCTCCTTCTTTTGCATATTTTATTAATAACCATTCGTATAATTTAACTGGTTTTTGTGTTGGATGTATTCTTATTTCATTTCTATCGCCTTTACACATCCCTTGCCAAGCAAAGTCATAACATTTTAAAACTCTGTCAAAACTTGTCCAAGCTAATTCTCCATCACTAAAATAATTGTCTTGTTTACCCTTTAACCAAAATACCCATCCTCTACTTATAGGCAAAGTAAAATAGTTTCCACCCCATATAATTTGATTTTTACTAACCCTCATTAACTCTTTAAAATAATCCTCATTAGGTTTTTTATCAGTTAAAGTTTCTTGTCTATTTTTATATGATTTTTGCTTTGCTAAAGAATTAACCCAATTATCAGTTTTAAAAACATCCATATAAGGAGGGTCTACTATTGCTAAGTCAAAATTATTATCTGGATAACGTGCCATTAACTGCATATTGTCTTCATTAGTTATCTTCATTCAACTTATTTTTAAGTATTGTTCTTACTTTGTCTATTGTAGTAAAAAGACTGTTTCGACTTATGCTAGTCTTAGCAGCGAGTGAATCAAGAGTATTTCCTTCATAGTAATAAAGCTCGAAGACTTTCTTATCGTACCAGGTAAAATCTGATTCTTCTAAAGCCTTGTCTATTTCTTCTAATTTTGTCCATTGATAATTATCTACTTTTTCATTCGG